CCCAAATCATACAATCTTTTATCCGAACCATCAGGGGCATCAGAACCACGAACATAAAGTTCTGTTAGTGTGGTCTGGCCCCTCATACACTCAACTGGGTGTAGAAACGAAATTGAAGGTTTAGATGAATTCGCAAATTCATAATTTTCCATAGTAAATTTATCTGGAAAAGGTGGCAACAATGCATTATACTGTGTCGACATAATAACACTACCTAATGCTGAACTGGTAGCACTCGACAATACAGTATCTGAGGATAATGTCTTAAATTCAAATAATACTCCTCTAAATTTATATTGTTCAAAGTGTTGAGCAACATTAGACAACCAAGGAAACGTTTGAACTAACCCTGGATTTAATGGAAATTCTTCTATACTAAAATTAATAGAAGCGAGAATATCTTTCAAATACTCTCTATGTCTAATTATCACTCCACCTTGATCAACTGCATTCACCACTTGTGGCGGATCCAATCCACCTGTCATAAGCGTATTCTCATTAACCTTATAATCACCAAAGCCGGATATTAGGTATCCTAACCCTTTTGAAACTATTGAGCCTAATCCACTCCCAATAATTTCGGGGACCGTTTTATTATTTCTTCTAGGTCGCCTTGGTCTTCGGGGGACAGGCCTTTGCACTATCACCTCCCGAATCACATTTCCGTTTCTCCCACCATTTGCCCTTCGCCTCACCGAACGAGGGGGATTCTTCTTTCTTCCATTCTTTCTCACCATATTTTTCAAAAATACTCGTACCAATCTTTAGGCCATAACCATCACCATACGGAAATTCAAAATATGAATCAGGTACTGGATAATCAGGTAAATCAAATCCAACTACATATTTATCATAGTAATTTAATGAATCAGGGTGACAGTTGGACAATATAGCCACATGCTCGATTGGCGACAAATCAGTCTTATTGTCCAAATACTGTTCTATTTGTAATTGATCTTCAACTGAAATATTATAACGTTTCTCGACCAATAAACGAGTTTTAAAACCCACAGGTTTCTGAGGGATATTATCCCTATATTTATTAAACATGGTACGGAAGATTTCCCGCTCATATTCGTTCAAATTTTTATAATACACATGACTATTTTCACACATCCGTAAGCCATAATTCGCTAGACTATTTAATATTGGACAACCAGGATATTGATAAGCTAGACTCAAAGCTTTTGCTTTCAATAATTCTAACTTTTTCTTCCTTGACGATTTCAAGTACTCTTTGGTCGTCCAACCAAAGTCTAACAAAGCTTCTATAGGGTTTGTCACATTGATCATTTCGT